GAAATTAGCCCACAAATAAGTTGTCTAAAAAAGTGTTGACAATCCAGGCTGCAATTGCCCAGAGAGAATCACCTTTAACTACCGTATACTCTTTGTAAGTTGGTGAAGATGTGCTACCGGTGGGATAAACGATTATGCCATCGTTGTTGAAAACAAAATAACCTGGGTTCTTATCAACCTGTGCCTTTGCATTGGAAAGAATACGATATGCCCCAAGCTGTGACTTCGCATCTGCCCAAGTCTTTCTAACACGGTAATAGCCTGTAGTCAGCTTTTCAGGATAGGTTGTATTTTCAGAGCCCCCAGCAGGGGTTTCATTTGCGTTAAGTAACTTTTTAACCTCTGCTCTGAAAGTATCCATGCTCTTACCATGTCTTGAAAACCAATGTCTTGGATCAGCATGATTTGATGCAATCCCTCGTTGATACCCTTCATAGTGGCCAATAATAGTACCAATAGCCATCGGATCGAGATTGTACTCTTTACAAAGATATGCACACAGCTCCACCGCTTCTTTATAAACCGCATTAAAATACGAGGTATCGGTCAAACCGTCCTCGCAGATTTCAAAACCAATATGGGTGTTATTTGCATCTCCTCCGGCATGCCAACCTCTATGATCCCATGGTAGGGTTTGGTAAGTGGCAATAGAGCCGTTTTGAAGTTTCCCAATGAAAGCATGGACACAAACTTGTCTTCCGTCTGGTCTGTCTTGATTCCAATGATTATTATATTGATTTACTCCTAACAGACCATCATCCGGTCCAACATATCTGCTTAAATTTGGATTGTTCGCTCCGGTGCTATGAACCATGATACCCTTTGGTGTAATCTTTCTGCCTGCCTTGTAGCAGGCATTTTCTGTAAAAATAAGCTTTCTAAGATTCATTGTTCGTTTCCTCCTTTGTTATGCAGCTGTGCAAGGATATCTTTTAATTTATCTGGTATTGGTAGACCCAAGCGACCTGCATTTTCCAACATGGACACTCCTTCATTGGAGCAGTAGAAAAAGATAATGGCAGTCCGGAGCATACTACCGTCTCCTACAAGGTTCGTGTCGATAATATGACCGATTCCGACCATTACAAAAATAAGCACCTTCTTGAAGATGCCCCTAAATCCGACTTCACTGGATAGCTTTTTATCGACAATGGCGCACATGACACCAGTGATATAATCAGCCACCATTAATGTCACTAGTGCATATAAAAACCCATCAAACCCTCCCAAAAACCACCCTAAGAATCCACCTAATGCAGTAAGGGCTACTTGTACCCAGTTCCAAATTTCTTTCATGACTTTTACCTCCTTCATGATTTTTGAATATATAAAAAGAGTGCCTGCATCTTCGCAAACACTCTTGGATCGTTATACTTGTTTCATTTATATTTGTTTAGGCAGTGCCTCCCATAACCTCATGTCCTCCTGTCCTAAAGACCATATGGCAATCCCTCTAAGTTTCCACCGATATGCCGCTTCATTTGCCCAATAGACAAGGCTATCCACGTCCTGGTAATAAAGAATTGAAAAACCATCAGCATCTCCAAGAAATAGGCGAGAAATCCAAACATTGATATCCTTAGGCACGACTTTTACTGAATAATCATTTCCGCAAACAAGTGGCAAAACTTCTGAGTGGAAGAAATCATAATCCATGGAGATGCCTTGGATTCTTGTTGAAGACTCCTCCACATCACTATTTACAGCAAATACTTGGAACTCACTATCCCAAGTCACACCGGCCCTTGCAAGCCTCCCATACTCTACGGTCGTTCCTCCTGGAAATATCACATCAAACCTTTCATACGGTTCATAGACCCAAGCATCTCCCAGCCTTAATAATTCACAAAGAATGCGACCATCGGAACGAACCCCGGCATAACCTCCTGAGAACCCATTAAGGTTTGCTGTAAATCGAAGAGTATTACTTGCCCCTGAATAAACCCTTACCGAGTTGCCTCTAATGCGCATTTCAATGGTGTACATTCTCGGATTAGAGCGAAGATTTTCCTCCGTTGTTTTTATAATCTCAGTGGCAGTACTACCTAGTAGGGAAGAACCTTTATAGAGCTCGATACGCTGCGTATTGAAATTCAGACAGCAAAATACGTCCCCACAAAATACCCCTGCTCGGCCATTTCCTTCCGGGGTAAAAGCTATTCTTGCCCGTAAATGAACATCTGAAAAACCTTGATAATTCCATGCCAATTCTCCAGAACCATCAAGCTGTGAGTAGGGACGACTAGTTGTTTGATTAGGATTTCTCCATACCTGCCACTGTCCACTTAAAGCAGTCCAATAACTAGATGGTAAGGGGTTGTCATCCCTAAAGTCTTCATACCAAACTAGTGCAGAGTCTGCTTTTCGACGAAGTACCTCTGTGGTTAGTTTAAATCCTCGATCCGGTTCAGCCATCACTCCGTTAACATCTTTAAACATTCGTGGTGATAACATAAATTCTGCCTCTCCTGCAGAAGGACTCTCAGAGAAATTAGAGCATACACGAAATCCATAAAACTGCACACCTGGTACTAGCGCACTGACGCTGATCGTATGCGTGCCGGCTGAAAGATATACACCCGAAGACAAGGAAAGCCAGCAAGTTGTGCGCCAATATGGCCACCATAGTCTATTCTCACTAAAAGTAGAACTTACCCCATCCAACGCAATATGAATACCATTTTTATCCCAAAAGGGGAAAGAGATACGGACTGCAACATCATAAACACCGGCAGTAGCTATTTCAAATTCATATTCTGCTTCGCCTCCTTCTCCAAGAGTTACCATTTGAGTAGAAACGGACACGCTCCCAGTATGGCTATCAGGACTTCCTCCAGTGCGGTCTACATAGATTGAGCCAAATTCAGTTCTTTGCTGTTTGCTGTAGGCTGTCAAATATCTGCGTCTGTTATAGGTTTCACCTATCAACGGGTAGGTTCTGGAAATCGCATCCCACCCTTCCATGTAGTCATACACCTGCGGCAAAGCCCAAGGAACCTTATCATAGTCGTCCCAATAAGCGATAATAGGGATCATAGGTTGTGGCGGTGCGTTACCTGTAAAGTTGTAACCTCCTGTCATCCAAAGCTGTGCAGCATAATAGGTATTGGATATTCCTCGGTAGGTAATGCCTAGATTCGCAGGAGAATCGTGTATTCTCCAATTCCAACCATAAGCAGGTAGTCCAAAGAATACTTTTTCAGGAGTCATAACACGAGTCGCATAATCATAGGTCCCTTCCAACCAATTTCTAGGGGATACAGGCCCTGGTGCAGAACCTGCCCAAGCCATGCCATAACTCATGATTGCTGCTGTATCGCAGTAGGGATCTAAATCTTCATACACACACCAGTTTTCTCCACCTACGGAGCCTTGCACTCCTGTCATGCCGGGTAAGCAAATATTCACGAGTTTAGATGGATTGTATGCTTTAACCGTATTATAGATATCTCGAAAGAGAGCATTAGCCGCATCCTTATTTTCATAACCTCCACCACGCTCCAAGTCTATATCCACTCCCGCACACCAAGGGTATTTATTCATAATACGGATAATCTCAGTAAGGAATTTATCCTTCGCACCATTAGTATTATTTCTAAGGGCTGTAAAAATCGATGCTGTACCATGATTCATGATGGTAAGTAGCCACTTGATATGTGGCCATCTGTTGATGTAAGTAAGCATGCTGGAGATGCTTGTACCTGTTTCTGTTATTGTTCCGGTAATATCTACTTCAAAGGTAAAAATCCCTACGGTATCCAAGCGATCACCATAATCACGTAAGGCTTGGTACATACGAGCATTGCCCATGAAGCTCCAAACCATGCACTGTTTTCCTTTTAAATAATCTCTCATGGGCGGTCACTTCCTTCCTGCATTTCTTGAAACTCGAATAATACCCTGGCAGATTTCCTTTCTTCTAACTTCACCACGTGCTTGCTATCACTGGCTGCAGTGTATTGAAAAAAGCCCTCTTTTTCAGAAGGGCTTCCATTTTTCAAACACTGTCTGGTTGATGCCATAAGAGATATTGCATCATCTGGATTTATGGCTTCTTTAAACTTCACCTTATGTGCTCCAGCTCCTTGAGATAGTTCAATACTTCCTGCTTGCATACCCTGTATCGGGTAAATGTGACAATCAAGACCAGCTGAGGCTTTACCAAGATTAAATAGAATGATTTGGAGTGTTATCATAAAAGTGCAGTCCCAAATTGCAAGGAAATGAG